CTCGTATGCAACCTTGGGAGCTGCTGTGTAGCCGGCGGCATTCTGGTTGGTCACGGCCTCCATCACGGGGACGCCGACGACGACTTCGGTTTTCACTACCCCAGATTTCAACGTACTCATCTTCATGAGCGCGTAGACCTGGGCGTAGCGGGGGACCGTCGGCAGAAGCTCACGCCACTCGGCACTGATATCGCCGTTCGCGGAACGCGAAACGGAGATAGCAGTCAGAGTGTGGGAAACGGGAGTAGCCGCACCGTCAAAGACGGTGATGTTTGCCATTGAAGACATGGAATACCTCTAGTTGCGGTTGAAAAGAACCCAGGTGCGATCCGCTCATTTTGAGCGACCGCCACTGAAGAACTGGGTCACAAGAGCGACTGCGTTAGCAGCGTGTTGCCACGATAAGACCTTCCCTAAAGGCTTCATTTGAGGCTGCGGAAAGGACAAGTAGGACGAGGTCGTCCGGTCAACGTATACAGAGCTAGTGTAGTAGGTTCCCCCACTATTACTAACTGAATGTACGCCGCTGGCCGTAGGCCCTGAACGCTTGCACATTTCAATAGTGCTTATCGTCTGACAGAAAGAGCCCGTTAAAGATTGGGCTAAGCCGCGTGCGGAAAGCCACCCGCCAATTGGTGCAAACCAATCGGCGACAAAGGAATATGGGATTTTCTCCCATACAACCGAGGCTGGATCCGTAAGGCCAACAAGCTTGGGGACGTCCACCTCTCGAAGTCTTGCGACTATCTGGAGGCGGTCGACTGAACCAGCTGTGTTGTCGACAAAGAGCGGGTTCGAATTATAAATTAGACCCTTCTCTTTGCGAACGCGGTAGGTTTGAACCATCGGAAAATTCGTGAGTTTGGCTACAAATTCGGCCGCATCTCTGACATCCGATAAAATGGGTTTCCACCCATACTGCAGTTCCAGCCACCGGCTGGCAATGTCCTTGTGGTACCGGGTAGGCGGGATCTTCGAGAGCCCGTTCCGGTGAACCTTGACCCTTTTGGGGTCAGTGACAAGAGCACGTGCTGCAGTAAGTACGTGACCGTGGTGCACGAGTGTGAGAGCACGAGCGATCCGCTGCGCGCCCTGAGCTATCGTCTGCAAGGCCTCATGCCCTTCGGCAATGAGAATCCCAGCATTGAAGCCAGAGCCAGCAATCTTCGTGCGTAACGCACCCATGATAGCGATCTTATCGTTATTGTCGATATAGTTCAAGGCACTGCCGACCCCGCCAAGACCAACGGTGCACGTGAAGACCCGATCGCTCGAGACTCCATAATGCACCCATTGATAATTGATGGGTTCGGACCATTGCCCAGACTTCGACATAGTAAACGTGTGGAATGCGCCATCGTGACGAGTCCCGCTATACTGCCTCATCTTAACATGATGTAGACGGCCCTTCACTTTTACAACCTTGCCAGGAGCCTTACGGCTCTTAACAGGTTTGTACCAGTGGGGCTCCCGCCAGGACGTCCAACTTATGGTTGGAGCGACCTTCGGGTAGTCCTGGCCAGACCAAGTATGATAGTGCCTATGCCCATTCCAGGTATAGGAACCGTAGTCATACTGGCCGCCGGTGTCAGTTACATAATGTACGAGGTAAGGAGCGGAGTTGTCCGAATTGCGCGTACCTGCTGTCATGCTACACTCTCCTGGTAACTTGTTACTCCACCCCACCTCCCCCTGGCAAATAATCGTCTAGATTAAACCAGGGAGTCGGCGGAGGGGAATACACCGGATACCAGGGTAGCTGCCCACCAGAAACATCGTGGATAGCTACATAGTCACCCGGGGCGAAGGCGTAGCCGTACCATAGTGCTCCATCGACGCGCTCTTGATGCATGAACTCCGTTGGGTGCCCACTTGTGGGCCTCAAGAATTTCATGTTACAGAGGCGCCAATGGTAAATGTGATAGGCCATACTCAGTCCTCAGGGCGATAGTTCAAGTGATCAGAGGAATCTGAATCACTCTTCACGGTCCCGCCAGAAGCGGGATCGTCGGGCTTTGCTACCCGAGAAACTTCCTTTGCGCACATCTCTAAGCGCTCGACGATAGCTCGCACGCTTGTATGCGACGTCACTTGCATCAGTCCGTGGATCGATGCGAGAATGACGATAAGCAGCAGTGTACGATCCATCATCAGCCTTCGGGAAGTAGGTGTCGAAGAG